ATTGCCTTATATATAGATGTTTACGTTCGCCTTCTATGCCCCCTTATTCACATGAAGGAGATAAAAATGAGTGGGAGAAGTTGCTTTTAAAAGAGGTTGCATCTTGTATAAAAGAGGTATGGGTTGCTGCCGGTAAGCCACCCAATGTCTTTATCGGGGCAGATGGTGTAGTTCCTATGGCAAAAATAAGACAACAACGTGTTCGTCGTTTCAAATCTGCATGGCAGCGTGATTCTTCTTCATGGGATACGAATGCTATCACGCCAGGTACCGAGTTTATGGAAAAACTGAATACAATGCTAGAAAAAGAAGCAGCAAAACATACACGATGGATTGTAAGTGGAACAAATAAATCGGGAGAAGGAGAACATAAAATTCTTTCATTTCTAAGAAATCAACCTAGCACAGAAGAACCAATTATTGTATATGGTCTTGATGCTGACCTTATTTTATTAACAATGTTATTAAGTGAAGAAAAGAAGCTATCTATGTATCTTCTTCGGGAGAAACAAGAATTTGGTGCTCCTTCTCAAAATGAGGAAGGGCCTCAAGAATATTCTTTACTTTCCATACATGAATTGAAGACACTTGTAAATGTAACGGATTATATATCAGCTATCAATTATGTAGGGCTCATGTCATTAATGGGGAATGATTTTCTACCGCATAGTCTTACTCATAAATTAAGTGATGATGGTCATGATTTTGTTATAAGGGAATTAAGGAAAATGAAAGATACTTCGAATTGGCTCATTGATAAGAATGGATGTATAACATTACCTATATTACGCGGAATCTTTTCAAAATGGGCAACAACGGAAGAAACCCGTATAGAGGAGATGGTTCATAAAAAACAAAACCAAGCAAAAAGAGGAGTATTAAAGGGAATGAATGAATCTGAAGGATTACCCTTACAGTGGAATGTAGAAGCATGTCTTTTTCAAAGGGGGAAACTTCGTTCTGATTGGCGTGATATATACTGGAATTGGATATACCCTTATGCCGATCGTACACATGTTTGCGAAGAATACCTTAGAGGTTTTCAATGGATTCTTGATTATTATACAGGAAAACCAGTGAATAAAGAGTGGATGTATCCATATTGGATACCTCCCTTATGGAGCGACCTTGAATCTATACATAGTTTACCCCTCTTAAAAGGGTGCGAAGGTGTAAAAGAACCAGAACCTGAAGAACAATTAGCAATGGTTCTTCCTATATCAAGTTGGACACTTATACGTGACCCAAGTCTTAAAACACTTCCATATAAATGCCCTCAGTTATGGCCATTGAAGTTTGACTTTTTTTCTGCAGGTCGTAAATGGTTATGGGAATGTGAGGCTCTTATTCCAGTTCTTACTGCGGGAAGACTTCGGCATATTTTGGGGAAAGAAGTGTAGTAGGCCCTATGGGGAATATACATAGTATACCGGATACTCATGTTCGTATATTTAAAAATTTGTATGCGATTCAATCGCCAGAGACAAGGATTCAAATGATTGAGACCCTTTTGGCATCGTCCGACCACGTTGAATCAATGAAACTAGGGGGTATATATGGCCAATTACTGCACTATGTACAACAAATCAAATCAGGAAAATCTGCCCTTTTACCCGGGGAAAAAGCCCCTTCTGCAGCATCAGCAGCAGCAACATCAGCAGCATCAGCAGCATCAGCAGCATCAGTTCATACAACAAATAAGACAACAACACTTACAAGAGGTGGCCAAATACTTACAAAGACTAGTTCTGAAGCTGGAAACGAACGAGCTTTGAATTATTTTTCGGCATGCCTTCGTATACTCGAATTGGAAGAGGAAGTATCACTTACAGATGCTTCCCTTAAAAAGGCATATCGTAAAGCAGCGCTTCGTGCGCATCCAGATAAAGAAGGTGGTTCTGAAAAAGAATTTGAAGCTGTCACACGTGCATATGCTTATTTAGGAGAAATTATACAAAGAATACACGGGGGGCGTGGTGCCGAAGGAAAAGTAGAAGCACCTGATGCATTAAGTGGTCATAGAACTGAAGCGGCAGAAAAATGGAAAATGGTAGAGCCTATTAGTTTAAATCCTAATAAATTGGATTTAAATACATTTAACTCAATGTTTGATAAAACGCGTATTCCTGACCCAGATGATACCGGTTATGGCGATTGGTTAAAAGGGGAGGATAAAAGTTCTTCTGTCAAATTTGGAGGAAAATTTAATCGTGATGTATTTCATAAAGCATTTGAAGAAGAACAAAGGGCAAAAGCATCATCAAAACAAAGTGGGGCAATTGTTGCACAAGAACTCTCTATGGCATCTCGTATGGGATATGGTGTAGAACTTGGGAGAACCGCCACAGAGGATTATACTGTATCGGCAAATGATGCTGGGCTAAAATTTACTGACCTTAAAAGGGCATACACTGACTACACTACATTTAGTCAACACACTGTAGGTGTTCAACATCAAGCTAAGAATTTAGAGCAATATACAAGCGAAAGAAAGAATACGCCGGCAGCATTAACAGACCATGAAAGATTAGCTCTCTATGAAGCTGAGAAAGCTCAGATTCAGGCAGAAGCAAGAAGAAAGAAGAGATTAGCAGAAGAGTCGATGGAAGAATCTGCATATTTTAATCGTATGCAGAGATTAGTGATACGTAATTAAGGACGGACTGGTCTCTCATTCAGATTCAAATAATAGCCTAACATTGTATTTATTCCAAATATATAATGTACATATACGCCAAAAAGAGTCCATGCTACCAAGAAAGTAATCCATGTCCCAATACCCTTTAAGGAAAGAAATAGACCTACAATTATAGCAAGAAAAAGAGAGACTGTCCAATCAAAAATAGCCATTCCTAATATTTTGGGTTTTCGTAAACTAGTTATATCCATCTATTGTATACCGCGAAATGCACGGCAGCAGTGCAATTAAATTAAAGAATAAGCGGTACTCAAATGCTCTACGCTACTCTACCAATAACTGCACATGCAATACGCGCACCCGCATGACCTGTTATAAGAGAATCATCATACCCTCCTAGTCCATAGTCATCGGGATGAGCATGAATTATTACAGACCTACCTAAAATGTCAGCTATTGTTACACCTTTCAATGTATATGTATACTTTTCATGTGCCCTTACGTTTCCTAAATCACCGGTATGCCTTTGACCTGAATGACCAGGTGGGCCACCATGATCACATGGTTCGCCTTTATGATAATGGTCACATGCTAATTTACATCCTTCCCCTCGGAGGTCTCCTGCTTTGTGAATATGAAACCCATGGTATCCAAGAGGAAGGTCACCAAATGTTGCCTCAATATAAACACCTGTTTTACGCTCTTTAAAGAGTACAATCCCCTTTACAGAACGTGTATTAAATACAGCAACTGCTTGCATCTATTCACAGCCTAAAGAAATATTATTACTTTTAATCGGGTGGGTAATCCCTGGCTTCTGATAGCTCAGTTGGTAGAGCGGAGGATTGTAGCAATGTATGCTAATGTATAGTTCTCCTCAAGTCACTGGTTCGATTCCGGTTCAGAAGATATTTTTATAATGTCACCTTGTGAACTTATAAAAGTCCAAAGTGTGTAAGCATTCTGGCCATACATACCTTATCCGACGCATGTTCAAGCATAAATTCACGTGGCTTATATTTCATATAATTCTCTAACATATACTCTATCGATTCGCCAATGGTACTTTCCTCCATTTTTTTACCACAGTCATCCGACCAAAGATTTGCTGTTGTTGATTTTAGCTGTTTCTGTCCATGCCATCGTTGGAACTCTATATCACCATTTATATTCTTCTCAAAAAACATGCTTGTTGCATCCCATAAAAGAATAGGTGTATTTGACATAAGTGTTTCTTGAAAACAATATCCCTGTGTCTCATGTGTTCCAAGCCAAATACAGAACTTAGATTGTTTTAATCGTTCAAAATATTCATCGTTCTTATAATATCCATACATGAATACTTCATATTTAAGATTTCTTTTATCAAGCTCTTCTTGAACACGAATGACATGAAATGGCTCGCGCCGTTTTATATATATTATACAATCTAATGTTTTATTATTAGTTGATAAGTCTTCTATTCTATCTGAAACACCAAAAAAATATGGTTTCACAGGTATAACAAAAGAAGGGCTGAACTCCGCGTATACTCCCATATTCCAATTTGATAAACATGTATATACACACCTTTTTGCCCATTTTTCATTTATTGGTCCGCATAAAGTTCCTTGAGGAAATATAAAGAATTCGGGTCCATATATAATATATACATTTTCAGGTAATTCATCGGGACTTATCCATTCCATTGGAATCCATGCTATTGTATAATCATTCCTTAGAAGACGATGTTTATCAAATGTTAGTTCATATTCTATATTATATGCAGCACACATACGCTGTATTGCATCTGTGTTTTTAGGATGACACAATAATAATTGTATAAGTTTCATTCTGATATATTTTATATAGACGCTTTAAATAGTAGAGATGAAAGAACTATTAATAGCTATAGGAATTGTTCTATTAGCTGCAATTCTAATATGGGAATATACGTCCGAGATACCATCTTTAAAGGGTTCAACAATTACACCTGAAACATTAACTGTAGGTATGTCAAATCCTCGCCTTTGGATTTTTTATGATACATCCGATGTAAATTCTAGGAAATGGTATGATTTTGGCGCAAGGACAAGTAAAGCAATACATATTCCTTTATTAAATACCCTATATGAAAGAATAGCAGCGCATAATGGTAGTGACTACAATATAGAAGTTCTTGGTGGTCTTGAATCAATCGCCGAACATATGGGAGGATGGGCTTCTATGCCTCGCCCCCTTCAAAATCCAAAAACACGTGTTACAAAAGAAGAATATACATGGATACGCACAGCTATCTTAGCAAAATATGGAGGACTCTGGGTATGTCCTTCTGTCATATCACTTGCCCCTTTTGGAAAGTTACCGGATGATATAACTCTATTTACAGATGATGTAAATCCTCAATTTACAGCAATTTGGGTTCCTTCTGCTCAGAATCCCACATTTGTACGATGGGAAGCTATGCTTCGTCAAAGATTAGATTCTCAACTTGGAGGATATAATTTTAGAGACGATGGTGCTCTAGATTGGAATGAATTAGAGGAAAAACATACAGTCTTAGCCTATGAACTAAGTCGACATACAAAAACAAACAATAAAATACAATTAGAAGATTTATTTGCAGCTGGTACAGAAGGAAGAATACCTTTTCAAATACCAACAAATACCAAGTATATTGTAATTCCATACAATGACTTGTTAAATAGGAGAGCATGGGGATGGGTTCTTCATTCTAGCGAAGAAGAATTATTATCCTCTGACCTTTCTATTACTCATATCTTACGCGCATATCCTATTCAAATGAAATAAGCGTTCCTTCTTTCGGAAGAGATGCTTGTCCCATTGATACAATTTTATACCATACTTGTTTTCCTCCTCTTGATTTTTCTATATAGGAAAGGGTATATCCATGCGCTTTTAAAATATGACGCAATACTTTAAAACAAATTATATATGTAGGAATATTATCTATAAAAGTAGCCTTACAGGGTATATAATATGGATGTACTTCTAAAAGAAGCGCAGATGCTTTATTTAAAGAGCATTGGTCTTTTGTAAACCACGTTCCGTTATCTATATCATAAATACCATACAACTCTAGAAATCGTTTTACGAATTCTAAAGGAGGAGTTTCACGAAATGCAATAGGCATCCTCTGTATCTATACCATACAGGGGCTTTATCGCACTATTTGTTCAATAATATCCATTGTATCTAACCAATGTTCTTTTCCTTGTTGAATTGAAATCCATCCTAACATAGTAAATTGTAAAACATTGTATCTATACTCTGGAGTGTTACTTGGAAATATGGAAATATATTTTTCAATTGCGAGAAGAATATCATCTAGAACATATCCATTTAAATATAGTTGAGTAATTATACTACGAATTTCGGAATAGTCTTTATTTCCTATAGAGTGAACTAATTTAGGAGTATACATGGATGATGTTGGTATTAGAATATTTAATCTTTGAACTGCATCATCAGAGGATATTCCTTCTTTTAAAAATGCCTTATACATTTTAAGAACTGACTTAATTTCATGAATCCTTGTAAGATTTCGCATACAAAACTCAAATAACTTTGTGTCATGTGGCATATCATATAAGTCTAAGAGATTTGGAAATATTACTAGAGGGCTTATTGGTTCTATTTCTAATATATAACATCTACTTCGTAGGGGTTCTATCATATTTGATATATGCCGACTGGCAAATATAAATCGCGTAAGATGAGAAAATGTCTCCATAGGCCTTCGTAGAGCTTGTTGACTTATCAAGGGAAGGGCATCGGCATCATCAATAACAATAAAACGAAGACTGTTTGGCTTTGCGTGTGTCGTTTTACAAAAATCATTTACCTTATCTCGGATGGTATGTATACCTCTATCTTTTTCCGATGTTAAATGAAGTACTGATTCTATTTGAAAAGGAGCCTCCTCGCGTAACATAGAAAGTATATCTTCAATACAAACTGTCTTTCCACATCCAGGTGGACCTGTTATAAAAAGATGTGGTAAATCTTTATACGAGTCACGAATCATATTAAAAATAGAATCTTGCCCATATAATCTTGATTTAAAAGGGGGCATCTAGGCTATATATATCTTTATGCTTAGACCACTCAAAGGCGATTTGCTGGTCTAAACCGTAACGACTCTAATACAAAAGTATGAGTGATAATCTTTATAAGGTATTAGGTGTTAGCCGTGACGCTGAACCATCTGAAATTAAAAAGGCTTATTTCGCACTAGCAAAAGTAGAACATCCTGATAAGAAACCAGGAAATGATGAAAAATTTAAGAAGATACAAGAGGCATATGATGTATTGAGTGATGCAAATCGAAGGAGAACGTATGATATGACCGGAAATACACAAGAAAATGCAGCACCGGATCCTATGGGAGGATTTCCTTTTGGTATGCCTGGAATGGGTGGAATGCCTGGAGGAATGCCTGGAGGAATGCCTGGAGGAATGCCTGGAATGCCTTTTAATATACATGAAATGTTTGGAGGAATGTTTGGAGGACGTGGTCCAGGTGGTCAAGGTGGGCCTCAACAAAAACAAGTAAAACCAAAAGGTTCAAATAAACATCATGAAATATCACTAAGCATTGCTGATTTTTATAATGGTAAGAAAATGCGAATGGATTTAGATAGAGAAGTATTTTGTGATGATTGTAGTGGAAAAGGATACATGAATTTTAAAACATGTAATGATTGTAGAGGTTCTGGTATTAAAGAGTCAATGATTCAAATTGGCCCAGGCATGATGGCAGTAAATCGTGGGCAATGTGGTTCATGTAATGGACAAGGACGCCGTAATGGTACAGCCTGTGGAAAATGTAAGACAAAGGGTTTAGTTAATAAACCTAAAACACTTGATGTTATTGTTGAAGCTGGTTCAAATGTTGGTGATACCTTATTATTTACAGAGGCATGTTCTGACCACCCTGATTATGAAAAGCCAGGTGATTTAATTGTTCGTTTGGTTGCTGCAGAGAATACCTTGAATATATACCGCGATGGTAGTCATCTTCGTCACGAATGTAATATAAGGTTGGAAGAAAGTTTACAAGGATGTGTGAAAAAGGTAATGGGTCACCCTGGATATACCGCAGGACTTGACTATACTATCCCAGCTGGGACACAATCTATGGAAGAAGTTCGTGTAAAAGGAGGAGGAATGCCTGATAAAAGGGGTGGATTTGGAGACTTTATTGTAAAGGTTATGGTTACAGCGTCATTAAAAGAAAAAGAAGCTTTGGAGAAGAATAAAACTCTACTTCAAATGCTTTTTACAATTCAACCTTCAACAGTTACATCAACATAAATTGTGTTTAATGTTTGAGAAGGGGGTTCGAAAAATCAGAACCACCAGTTTTAACAGAAGAAGGTAAAAGCATATAAGAGCTACCTACATTTCCATACCCAAGCTCAGCTCTTGAGCCACCGCCTTGCTTTTGTCTTTGCTTTTGCTTTTGCTTTTGCCTTTGCTTTTGTGTTCGCTGCTTTTGTCTTTGCTTTTGTGTTCGTTGCTTTTGCCTTTGCTTTTGTGTTCGCTGCTTTTGCCTTTGCTTTTGTGTTCGCTGCTTTTGCCTTTGCTTTTGTGTTCGCTGCTTTTGTCTACGAGAAGCACCCCCCTTTTGAACTTGCACCGTATCGCTCATCCCAGACGCAGCGTTAAAAAAACTATCGTATTGAGACAAACGAGCACTCTCCCGGAGCCCACCTTCTAATACACCGCTATATCCAACAGGAGCACCATATAAAGGCGTAACAGCTCCTCCATGTTGATTTACATGTAAAGAATTAAATTGCGTTCCTTGAGCTAATGTTCCACCACGTTGTCTTCTACGCGTTTGTGTACCAGACATTTCTACTTATATTTTATAAAAAAAATAAAATACTTATAGAATGGAACCCCAGTGGACAAAAAGTATTTCCAGTGAAAGTGTCTGTAACTTCTTTTATTTCTTTTTTGTGCTATATGCTGTAATTTTTGTATTGTCTATACTTGCAACAATAGGTGTCATGACATCTAAAGTAAAAGGTGTGCTTGGTATTGCCCTTGGTACACAAGCTATTGTTACTACCCTAATTGGCGGAACAATGATGTTATTCTATTACCTTGTATGTGACCGTGCCCTTCTTCACAAGAATCAGAATGAAGGATTTGTTACACCAATGTCCGCTTGCCCTACAGGTAAAACATATAGCCCATTGACTAAAAAATGCGAGTAAATATTTTACATATTACTTAATATTTAAAGTCATTAACTCAGAAATGACTTTAAATAAGAATTACAATCATTTACCTTAATTCAATTTCTTTTATAATATCATCCATATCATTTTTCATCATGTCATAACACATTTGTACGGCATGTATATCACCTTCTTTTAATTCATCCTTTGATAATATATCAGAATAATACGTTAATGATTGTTCAACTAATTCTTTTAATTGTTTTAACTCATCGAGTGACATAGATGGGTAGTCGTACGTATCCATTCTTTTACTCGGAACGAAGACTATTTGCCTTAATTATACGCCTACCAGTCTTACCAGATACCACATAAATAGAGTTCTCTGTTACAATAATAATATCATCTGCTACCTTATAGAGTTTGGATACAGTACTTGTAAACTCATCCTTTGATTTCACAAGCATCCTCTCTTTTGTATCAGCATCCTCTCCAAGGTACGCCTTTCCATTGAAACTATCAGTATAATAATCAAGTTGAATAGGTTTGTCTTGCGTCATCGCAAGCTTCACAGCCTGCATAATAGTAGAAGCATTTGGTAAAACAGGGGATTCAGATGTTAGCTGAGGAGTAGGCGCGGACATTTCTGTCGGGAGCAAAGGGACAGAAAAAAATCAAATTTACGCACTTATATTTACGCTTTTATCTTTTTTTCAGTAAATGGTTTAATAATCGCCTTACAATGTTTTATGAATACCTTATTAATAAATATATATGCTTTTTGAATCTGTTCAAATCGGCGAGCACCCGTTATAATGACAGAACCTGTATGAAATGGACTTATTGTAATCTCTTTACATTGCCCAAATCTTGTGCCATCTCCGTTTCCTTCACAGATTGTATCACCACATGGACATACACCTTCTATTGCATCGGTAGGCGTTGCTTCATTATAGAAATATTTAGTATCACACCCCTGATATATAGTTGATTCAAATGAACTAAACAGATTATATTCGTTTACTAAAATATCATGAAGCTTCTCGCGATGAATACTTCCATTCAATTGATAATCACTATTAATCAATTGAATTGTATATCTATGTACGTTAGCCGGGTTTTCAAGAATAGGACTTGAAAACTCAGATAATTCTTTTGCTAACCATGATAAAGTATCTTTTGCGAATTCATCTGAAGGAATACCAGTCATTTGTATACCTCCATTTTTAAATAATTTAATATTTACTTCCTTAAATATGGTTTGGTCACCCACTTTTCCAAAGATTCGCCTTACAACGAGTGTGGATTGATTAAAGAAGATATTCTTTGAGTGTTTTCTATTTGTAAAAGCATCCCTATAACATGTACCTATAATAATTTTTTCAACAGCTTTTGCCCTTAGTTTTGCTGCCTTCTCTTCATGTTGAGTAGAATGAATTGATGTAAATATTGGCTTATATTCTACTTTCAAAAATCCCTCTCCAGGCCATGAAACAGGAATTGCCTTTTCATGAAATAAATCAAGAAGTTTTTGTAAATGTATCATAGAACCCATGTGAGCAGTAACAACCATCGTTGATATACGAAGAGGACTAATTTCAAGTTTGTCGGGTTCCATTCTACACTGATTTAAGCCCCTTGTTAAAATCAATTTTTCAAAATGGTTAATAAACGTCGCGACCATATTTTATAAAGTAATTCTTTCATATTATCTGCTAATATATATGCCTGTGTTTCATAGGTAGATAAGGAAGACCATATTTGTATTTCTTTATAATCCATTTCCGAAATATATTGGTTAAATAAAAGAAACCATGTAATCCTTTCTCTAGAAGGTATTCCTGGTTTCATTATAATAGAATATACATCATCTTTCGTAGTTGCATGAAGTAGTTGTATAATACAACGCGTAATTTGTTCTTTATCAGAAGGACAATTTTTAAAAAAACGAATATCACCTCTTCTAAATAGAATATCAAGTTTAGGAACTTTACATTCCACAATCTTTTGTAAATGTACTGAGTCTTTTGGAAGAAAAGGTATAACTATAAATTTATTTAGAATTTGAGGATTAATATGCGATAAAGAATTACATATGAAAATAATAATAACATCTTTTGTATCCCTTTGTAATAATGTCCGCAATGCACACTGTGCTTGGTCTGTTAATGTTTCTGCTTCGTCAAAAATAATTACCTTAGGTGGAAGATCCTTTGACTGAAAAAATAAACTCTGCATACGACTTTCCACAAAGGGGTATACCTTATTACGAATCATATCTAAAGAACGCTCATCACTACTATTTAAAAACATTATACTTGAAAAGCTATTCATAACCGTTCCATGAAGCGCAATAGCAAAACTTTGGGATGTGGTTGTTTTTCCAGAACCTGGAGGTCCAATAAATAACATATGACTCCTTGTATCAGAATATTTTAACATAATTTGTAAAATATCAGGCAGCTTATTTGGTTCTAATATAACCGTAGTCATACGATACCTTTGTTATGAAAGCATAACGTCGTGTTTAGGTGTAATATACAAAAAGAAGTTAAAGAAACAATACAGGATATAGCATAGTTAGGATGTCTACCCCACAAAAAAGAAGGCCAACGAAACAACCAGACGTACAGCCAATAGCCCCTGTAGAAGCTCCAGTAAAAAGAGTAAAAAAGGAAAAGAAACCTATTAAAGTGGTCGCGGTTGTAACTCCACAAGGGATTGAAGGAACATTTACAGAACCCCGTAGACCGTTGGTAATTCATTTACCATTTAAAAGTAATGAAATTTCAACACATATTGATTTTACAGATAGCCAGATGAAATATAATCCAGAGCCTCCTCCTCAACCAGAACCATATGAGGACGATGGTGTTAAATTATATTTTCAAATTGAAAAAGAAGCTTCTACATCTGAAGTTCCAAAACAAGTCGATACTCCACCCACCATTGTTGAAGCACCAACGCCAATGCCAGCACCAACGCAAACAATTGTACATACTAAAATTCTTGCATGTTATGCGACAAAGCCAAATGAAGTTTTACAACTACCTACAAGTACAAATGTTCATTGTTATTGGTGCTCACATACATTTGAGAATGCCCCTTGTTTTTTACCCACAAAAGAGGAAAATGGTATATATTATATATATGGTAATTTTTGCACACCACAATGTGGGCTAGCATACCTTTTAAATGAACACCTTGATTCTCATGTACGATGGGAGAGAATGTCTCTTTTACACCGAATGTATCGCCCTACAGGTGCTACAGGAGGGCGATTATATCCAGCACCTCCTCGCGAATGTCTTATTTCATTTGGAGGGACTCATACGTATGAATCATTTCGTAATATAATTCAACAAGGGGCTATACGCGTTGATATTCAAAAACCACCCATGATAAGTATTATTGGAACACTTGATACAAAACCGATTGACTTTTATGATTCTTCATTACAAAATACATTTACACAGGGGTTTTCAGCTGATAGATTTAAGGCATGGAGTGAACAAGGAGGAGCATTACGTTTAAAACGTAGTAAGCCTTTGAAGGACAGGGATAGCACATTGGATGCATGTATTAATATTAGTGTCATCCGTGGTGACTCTAAAAATTGATTTATTTTTGTGAGATAGGTGAATAGTATCACCAACATGTCGAATGAGTTTGTATTATCTATTAGCACAAAGGATATTCCTAAGCAAAAAAATCCGATACATTTTGTTATGTGGGAAGGGTCTGATATGTCTTCTACAAATCAACTTGTCGAACGTATAAATCATCTTGAAAAGGAATTGGCTAAATTGCTAGAAGAAAGGCAAACGTCTATATTCTTTCCAAAGACACTTCATCCGACTCCTCGCGGTATAGAAGTAAAATCACGCAGTGATAACTTTTCAAGTGAACTTGATACACTATCTGTATTTAAAAGTATATCATTAACAAGGCCGCCATCTATGCCCGAGCTTGACTTAGAAGATAAATATGCAGAAGCAGAAGCAGAAGCAGAAGCAGAAGCAGAAGCAGAAGCAGAAGCAGAAGCAGAAGCAGCAGCAGAACTAGAAGCAGAACTAGAAGCAGTAGCAGAACTAGAAGCAGCAGCAGAACTAGAAGCAGAAGCAGAAGCAGAAGCAGAAGCAGAAGAATTTCAAGAGTTTATATGGAAAGGTGTTACATATTATAAAGATTCTGATAATATGGTATATGAATTAGATGCCGATGGAGATTTAATTGATACACCCATTGGTATATGGAAAGAAGAATCAAATAAACTACTTAAATATAAAAAGGTATAGTAGAATGACATATATTTCAGCAAATATAATGGGTTTATTTTTCATAGGCCTTCTTATATTTGATATGTCAACAAATAGTTGGGGGGATTTACCTGTTCATGCTGCGATTGGAATTATTCTAACGTTATTTTATACAGGTGTATGTTATATTATAGGAGAAGCTATTAGTAGTGCAATTCTTTTTGTTCCGGCCATATTTCTATTTGCATTTCTTCTCGCATCTTGGTTACTTCGTAATAATCTTATAAAACAACATTGTTGTGTGAAATGTTCAGGTCATACACCTTCGCCTAATCCCACTCCTTCACCTAATCCCACTCCTTTGCGCCCCACTCCTTCACCTAATCCCACTCCTTTGCGCCCCACTCCTTCACCTAATCCCACTCCTTCACCTAATCCCACTCCTTTGCGTCCCACTCCTTGTTCTCGACCTACTCCTTATTCTAATTGGTGGATATGGGATTATATTCAAGTTACAAGGACTCCTGTATCAAATAAGTGTAAACCTGTGGTAGTGTAAACCTGTGGTAGTGTAAACCTGTGG